TTGCCACTTTCCCAAGCCTGTTAGCCCTGGTAAGCACGTTGTCGATAACCTTAATGGATTTTGATGTGTCAACAGGTGTATCTCCCATTTTAGTTGTAATGTCTTCAATAACGCTTCCAGCTGAATCCTTCCTTGACTTCAGAGAACCATACAGATCGTCAACAACAACTGATGGGCTATATTCACCATATTTCTCAAGCTGTTTTTTAACTAGCTGACTTCTTTTTGCATATTGCTCCGCACGCTTTGAACCTGTCCCGAGCAAAGCCCCCTCGGCATCCTGAGTAAGGCCGCGAGTGAAAGCATTTTTCGGCGGGATAACATCAGATGTCATTGGTGTCACGCCCATCGATTCTGATGTGGCAATTTTCTTCGCCACTTCTGGCGCAATATCACCTTTTATAGCCGTTATTCCACGCCCTATTCCCTTTGCTGCTGCGGAAAGAACCCCCTGAGCGGCAAGGTTAACTCCGGCATTTTTTGCTGCATTTTGTGCGAAATCGCCTTTCTGATTTGCGGCCTCTGCCAGTGATCCAATAGCCATGCTTCCTGCCGTTCCAACTCCTGGAACTAAATACCCGCCAATTGTTTCTCCAGTTTGCGCATAAGGGTCTGTCGGTCGATCGACTGGACGATAGACATCATCCAATACTTTTGGACCACCAAGCCCCTGACTGATTGCATTAATCAGACTTGCGCCACCCTGCAATACGTCAAATGGTATGTTTACCAGACCACGACCAGCCTGTTCTGCAATTTGCCCTGCACTTTGACCACCTGTGAGCCAATCGCCAGCTTGTTGCATCAATGATGGTTCTTCCCGTGTTGGTGCATTATTGGCCTGATTAACTGTTTGTTGCTGAACAGCCTGACCAGCAAAATACTCATCAATGGCGGCCCCAATATCTTCGGTGCTCGTACCATCAGGAAAGGTAAATGTCTTACCGTTTGCAGTTACTTTCATCATTCCACCGTAAATTGAATGCCTGATTTTGAGGTATATGATCCAACCTGATTCCGTGGTTCTCCTGAAGGTGTCGAATCTTGTGCTGGCGCTGCGTCAGTATTCATTGACATATACCGCTTAACGGCACTCCCCAGTGATTCACCTTTTTTAACATCCAACCCCAATATCTGACCGCCATTACGCGATTGTCCAGGGTTGCCATTCGCGCTCATCCACTCGGCTTTAAACTCATTAAACTGCGCGTTTCGTCGCTCAAGGTTTGCCATTGCATCAAGCCATCTTGCGACCGTCTCAGGGTTATCCATGTCAGTTGGCGCACCCTGTCGAACGATCTCAACGTCTTTATCCGTTGCTGGGCCGGGAGGTAGGAATTTAAGAACCTGACTGTTAACAAGGGCATTTTGGCGGATGCGCAAATCACGCAATGTCGTATCGCTTCCGGTAAGTTTTGCGAACATGTTCTGTGCGTTACCGAACAAACCTGTCGTTGGTTTTTCTGCTCTGAACTGTTGAGCAAGCGCACTCATAGAATTGGCTGAGTTTGATGATGCTGTGGCATTGTTTACAGCCGTCTCGATGCCTTTTTCCATGTTTACTGACAGCTTAGGTGCTTCACTAATCAACTGCTGAGCCTTTTCCTGCGCTTGCTGCATCTTAAACCCGAACTCTTGCTGATCCAGAGCCAAGCGTTGTGCTGCGATATTGTGCCCAGTCATTGCTGACTGATAGGAAAGGTTTTGCCCTCTCGCCTGAAGTGCTTCTCCAGCCTGATTGCTGCGGATTGTCTCTGCCAGTTTGCCTCGGTCAATTTCACGACCAGCCATCTTGTCCTGAACAGCAAACGCCTTTTCTGGTCCAAGCGCACCGAGAGACATAGTAGTCAGCATGTGTGATAGCTGCTCTGGATTCTGGATACCTGTCTGAATCATCCAGTCAGCATTCGCCCCCACGCGATTTAACCTGTCCTTGTTGTCAGTAATGAATTTACTGTAGGCTTCCGGTCCCTGGGAAAGAGCGACGTTAGCCCTCATGGCTAAATCGCCCATATCGTTGCGTTGCTGCTCATTAAGACCGGAAAACGCCTGTTGTGCCTGTGCAACAAACGCTGGATTTTCCTGGGCAAACTTAAATAGTCCAGATGGATCACCAGAAGCCCATGCATCAGCGTGAACCTTATTGAACGCACTAATAGCTTTCTGTTGCTGTTCCTGATTGTAAATATCAGCAACTCCAGCCAGACCACGTAACGCGGTCAGACCAATGTTATTTGCACCTGAGCGAGCCAGTTCATTGTTTTCGCGGATCAGACCAAGCGTTGCGTTAATGTCGCTTGCCTTTGGCGCATTCTCATTTTGCGTACCGATGCCAGCCAGAAAACCACCAGAATTAATACCCTGTTGCCACGTAGCCATGATTACCCCTTAAAACAACGAGCCAAGCAGACCAAGACCGCCGCCGATCGCAGCCCCCCACGGAGCTGATGAACCAATTAATTTCGCAAGTCCAGCCCCAGCAATGGCACCAGACGCACCTCCGCCAATAGCAGATTGCATTGCTGATGGTCTGTTGGCGTTTGCCGCTGCAAGAGCCGCGCTTTGCTGTGAAATCTGGCTCATGTTGTTGGCATATGTTTGCCCAGCATTTGCCTGCCCCTGAAGCGCGCCAAGACCAATATTTGCCAGATTCTGGTAGTTGTTCATTTGTCCAGATAGCCATTGCTGACCAAGCGTTGGTGCGATTGTTGCTAACTGATTACTGGTTGAGGTGGAACCCAATCCACCTGTTGCTTCCGCTGCCGCCAGACTCTGATAGCGAGCCTGACCTGCAAGGTCTTTATACTGCTGAGAGTTGTAATACTGGTTAAGTGCCTGACCTTGCCCCTCCAGAGACGATAAGTTCTCGAGGCTGCCGACATACTTCTCAGCCAGAGGAGTAAACGGCTTCAGGTTATTCATGATGGTGTTGAACTGCTGATTTTGCAGGTCTGCGGCATACTTCTGAGCTTCTGCGGCATACTTTGCACTTTTATCGGAGCCACCTTTCCCGCCTTTTTCAGGGCAATAAGGTTCCTCGCCGCGCAGTTTTCTGCCCAGCTTAAATGCATATAACATGGCTATCTCCCGTGATTCAGGAAGTCGATTAGTTCTTCGCGTGTGGCGCTGTAAAACGTCACGTCATCCACGCCTTTGAAGTATTTCTTGATGGTTCCTACACGCTTAAGGCCAACCATTGCGCAGTACATCTGCCCGTGGCGGAATTTGCGTGCAGCGAACGATGTGACGCACTGAACGGTGGTGTTAGTCAGAATGTATCGCCAGAACGCCAGCCCGATTTCCTTGCTGAAGCCGCGAATCTCTGGCAGGTACATGGCGTGGCAATCAAAGGTTAGCGGCTGAATCTCCTGATAGTAAACAATTCCGCCGAACTGCCCGTGCACGTTCACCTCAAAGTAACGGCATTCAGGTTTGTAGTCGTATCCATCACCGTTGTTGCTCCCGGCGATAATGTCATGGTGATTTCCTACGGCTTCTATCAGGTCGATGTTTCGCGTTGGTTTGAATGTAATCATCAGTCAATCAGCCCATGTAATCTAAGTGCCGTTTCAATCGCCAGAATACGCTGCCGCGCCTGCTGCAAACCTGTAGCGAGAGCCGCGACTTCGGATTGTGTGTACGTAGTGCCGACCGTGTATGACTGGTTAGCGTTGAATGAGCCAAGAAGAGGTGTACCTGTGGCTGCAGTCCATCCGGTATTTCTTGCTCCAACAACCTGAATTCCATCAACTGAATATGATGTTTTTACATCCAGCGGTGACGCAAGAGACTGCGATTCGGTTACGGTTTTCGATACGTAATCACTCTTAATGCCAGAGACATCGTTTTCTACGTCATCCAGTCTTTGGTCAACAGTGACCAGATGCGCCTGAATATCGATAACCTCATCCAGCAAGTAATCAACATCGCTACGCAGTACGACTATCTTCCCTTCGGCAGTTGTTAACCTGACCTCAAGTAGATTTATCGCTTTTGTGTTTGCGGTGATTCTTGCGTCGTGATCAGCCAGTTCGACATCCTGTTCATCGTTTTTTACCTGGGCATCGTAAGCGCCCTGACCAGCCTGATTTGCCTTCCCGGCAATTGCGCCGACATCAGCCCCCTGATTAATGACATACAGCAGGTAAGACTGGCTGAATATATTGCGTGGAAGGATTGATGTATCGAGTCGTGTAGCCTGAATTGTTACCGGCTCATTGAGATTCGAATCAGCCATTACTCAATCCTTATCTGGCAACCAGACAGAGTGACAGGTGACTTCGTGATAACGCGCAATTTGAAGCCGACATTTTTCCTGATGCGCCCTACTCGCTTCCACAAAACACGTTTGTCGTAAACGAACGGTTCATTCTGCTCAATCATCTGCTCACGCCCGTAATTGATGCCGTCAGTGGTTGCAGAGAGAAAAAGGCGGTCAGCATACTGCGCAACGCCAGTTGACGACTCAACCTCAAGGTCGAAAACTCTGGCGTTATCCGCTTTGAACAACGGAGTAAACAGCAGGTGTTCCTGTTGCCTGTCGTACTGGCTGCTGATATCGAACTGCAATTTCCCTGTCATCGATTCAAGCTTATCGCCGCACGTAATTTGGTTGCCTTCGTAAATGAAGTCGATAGCGCGGTACACATCGTCATACAGGCCTGTTTTCAGTACACACCATTGCGGACCATTGGCGCTTGAAGATGCGTCGTACACGAGGACGTGGCGCGGCAGGTGAATAATCAGCAACTCATGAGCATCAAACCGCAACGA